CGGCTGGACGTCACGTTTTAGAAATGAAGATGGTGGCCATGAGTTGGACTGGAACGGTACGCTTCAAAAAGATGATTTGGTCATTATTGATCGAAACTGGATTGAGGGCAAGGAAATCAATGAGCCAGCGAAGTGGGAACCTGCAAAACAGATCATTCGATATTTAGAAACGTTATTTGAGCCATCAGAAACGGTCGCATACAATATGCAGTCTTGGCAGGATGAGGATGAAAAGTGGAAACCTTCAAACAAGGGGGCTTTCGACCGAACAGCAGGACAATTGATTGAATCATTGACCCATTGCGGCGATGATATCGGCTCAGTCCTTGGGGATTATAATCCGGAAGCTGGTGCGTGGATCCGTTTCAATCCCATGGATGGTAAAGGTGTAAAGAATGACAATGTCACAGAATTCCGCTATGCGTTAGTAGAATCTGACAATATGAGCCTTGAAAAACAAAATGCGATCATGCGAGAACTTGAACTGCCTATTGCAGCATTGTTATATAGTGGCAGTAAATCGATTCATGCCATCGTGCGAGTGGATGCTGATAATTATCCGGAATATCGGAAGAGGGTTGATTACCTTTACGATGTCTGCAAGAAAAACGGACTGACAAATGATAATCAAAACAGGAATCCTTCCAGACTAAGCCGGATGCCAGGTGTCACACGAGGAGAAAAAAAGCAGTTTATAATCGATACCAATATAGGGAAATCTTCATGGGATGAATGGAAAGAATGGATTGAAAGTGTCAATGACGATCTTCCGGATCCGGAAAGCTTATCAGATTTGTTCGACAAAGCAATTGAGCTGGCACCAGAACTAATTAAAGGAATGTTACGCCAAGGACATAAGATGTTGATATCTGGTCCTTCTAAAGCAGGGAAGTCATTTTCGCTTATACAGCTAGCAATTGCAATCGCAGAAGGTCGTAAATGGTTTGGATTTGACTGCGCGCAGGGGAAGGTGCTTTATGTCAATCTTGAATTAGATGATCGATCAGCAAAAGTACGCTTCGTTGATATCTATGAGAAACTTGGCCATGGTCATGCGAATGTTGGTAATATCGATATTTGGAACCTAAGAGGTAAGACTAGCCCAATGGATAAGCTGGCGCCAAAGCTGATCCGACGTGCACAAAAATCCAATTATATGGCCGTGATCATTGACCCGATTTATAAGGTACTGACTGGAGATGAAAACAGTGCACATGAGATGGCTAAGTTTACGAACCAATTTGACAAGATCGCGACAGAGCTGAATTGCGCTGTTATATACTGTCACCATCATTCGAAAGGGTCTCAAGGCGGGAAAAACTCAATTGACCGATCGAGTGGATCCGGAGTATTTGCACGAGATCCCGATGCCATTCTGGATTTGATTGAGTTGCCTGTCACGGAAGACAGATACATGGCCATGGAGAATGAAGCAATCTGCAATGTCTATTTACGAGCGATTCAACAGTATAACCCAACTTATGGTGAAATCAGTCAAGATGATCAATTCAGCGTGAAGCAAATGGGTCAGCACTTAATGAGTGCAATTCGATCACAGGGGATTTTGAAACAGGTAGAACTTGAAAGGCAGCAGGCTGTCCGTTTAGCAAGGCAAGCAACTGCATGGCGCATCGATGGGACGTTGCGAGAGTTTCCAAAGTTTGATCCAATCAATGCATGGTTCAAATATCCGCTTCATGTACTGGATCCGTCTCTTGCAGATATCAAGCTAGACGAGGATCCGAAAGATAAGTGGAAAAAAGGTACCAAGCAATCTAATCAATCACGTAGTGAAAAATCTAAGCAAGAATTAGAGACAGCATTCAATGCTTTGTCTATGGATGGTGAGGCTGTGAGTGTTGAAGACGTAGCTGAGTACCTAGATATCGATAAAAAATCAGTTTACAGGAAAGTAAAAAAACACGAAGGACTAAAAACCGAGGGAGGATATATCGAAAAAGTTGCAACCGAGAACAGTAACAATCCATAGTGTGTTACTAGCTTGTTACAAAACACCTAGTCCGGTAACAACCTATAAACAAGTTACTAGCTTGTTACAGTTGAGAAACGTTGTTAGACCGGTGTCTGCTAACCTCGTAACTATCTCCCCTTGGGGAGTAGATAGTTACGGAGGGTTACAGCCAAGACAAAATGGATAGTGAAAAATAAAATGTGAGTTTGATTAGAAAAATAAAATAACGTGAAATGAGGATAAATCATGTTACTAAGTAAAAGTATGGAGCTGATGGAAAAATATGGCAATTGCCCTGAATGTGGCAATCGTTTTATTGGAAACGGGCAAGGTGGATTAGTTGTTGAAGAATACACATTTGAGCGTTGGTGTAAATGTGGTTGGAAAGTAATTGTGGATGTGCGAAAGGATGAAGAGGATGATTGAGTTCTTCATGCCGATGATTCCGCCAGAAACAACTCACCAGCAAAAGAAGGTTTCAGTAGTAAATGGAAAACCGCATTTCTATGAGCCAAAGGAATTACAGGCTGCACGAGAAAAATTAACCGCACATCTGGCCAAGCACGTTCCGGAAGAAAAATACATGGGTCCAGTTCGGCTCATGGTAAAATGGTTATTTCCTATAATCAATGGCCATCAAAATGGAGAGTATAAATTCACAAAGCCAGACTTAGATAATAGCCAGAAGTTATTGCAGGACTGTATGACCGATCTCGGTTTCTGGCGTGATGATTGCTACGTGGCTAGTTTAGTAGCTGAAAAATTTTGGGCAGATCAACCAGGTATCTATATCAGAATTGAGGGGATATGATTGGATTGGAATGCAGTATTTTCGGATTTACATGAATGGATGAAAGAATCAAATCAAATGACCCAACATCATCCGATTACATCTGATCAGTATTGGGAATGGCTGATAAAGTCTATGGGAGAATTGGGGAATAAGTACAATAACCATCCATTAGTATTAGGGTTCTTGAACGCAATCATCACATTTCAAGATGAGAATGTTCAGAAATTAAAAATGTAAGAGGGTGATTCGAATATATGAATGGGTGACTACATTAATGGCCATCGATCAGGAACTGTATGAATTGCAGCTTGCCCTCGATTTGAATGAAACAGAATTGCATCGCTGGCAAAATTATTCTAATAACGATGGTGATTTAGCTAAACATCATACCTTTTTAACAGCTTTACAAAAGCAAGCAAGACTCAAGGAAGTGATTGAATCATTGGCAACCAGAGAAGAAGAACTGAAAAAGCAAAGGCAAGATATTATTGATACGATTGAAAAGTTTCAGGGGCTAGATCAGCGTATACTTAAAATGAAATATGTGGAAGGTATGACACTAGAATCAGTTGCTGAAGAGACTGGGTATACCTATCAATATATAAGAAGCAGACACGCGGACATCATGAAGATGATACGATTTAGCAAAAATGTATAATACGTTGTCAACACAGATTCAACAGACGTATTGATTTTTACGTGTTATTCTAATATTGTCGAAAAATATGAAAGACAGCACAACTTTTTGAAACGAGGTGAATCATCTCATTTCAGAATTCGCTCGTGCTGTCTTTTTGTTTTGGAGGAAATCAATGGAAAAGCTTTGTGAGTACGAAGTCAGATGGATGATCAGAAAATACAAGATAAAGACGCGCAAGCAATACAAGCGGCAATTGTTTTTACAACGTTTGATCAAATCGTATTTTCCGTTTAGAACTATATATACTAGCCCTTCCCTTCGAATGTACGAAATAAACTTGGACGTTACAGAGTCTTTTTATCGGTCTATGCGTAAGGCATAAACCCACAAAACAAACACGATAAGCGAGGTGGTGAGATGAGTTGATCGCATGGGACAAAATTAGAGAAGAATACGAGAACGAAGACATAAGTTTGAAGGCTTTGGCTGAAAAATATAAACTTAGTCCGTCTACTGTTCGAAGTCGAAAGAATCGTGAGGATTGGCAACGCAACGAAACAGGAAACGTTGCAACGCGTCGCAACGCAACGGACGCACCGGGAGGACAACGCAGTAACAAGAATGCTGCAAGTAATAGCGGAGGGGCACCTCCTAAGGGAAACAAAAATGCTTTCAAGCATGGACTGTTTGCCAAGGTCATACCTAAGGAATCCTTAGAGATTGCACAGGAGCTTGTAGACAGTGATCCGGCAGATATCCTTTGGAGCAACATCATGATCCAATATGCTGCTATCATACGCGCTCAGGAAATCATGTTTGTTACAGATCGTGATGACCTATCGAAAGAAGAGTCTGGTTGGACGTCTGGCGAAGGGGGTAGCAGTTCTACGATGCAGGTCCAATATGCATGGGACAAACAAGCGAATTTCTTGAAGTCCCAATCAAGGGCAATGATGACCTTGTCGAACCTTATTAAGCAGTTTGTCTCATTAGCTGACGAACAAGACGAGCGTCGTAGGAAACTAGAGCTTATGGATACGCAGATTGCTAAACTCAAAGCAACCACACCAGAATCAGGTGATTCTGACGATGAACCTATTATCATAGAAGACCCATGGAGTGATCGGCGATGAAGAAAAAATTCAAAGTGTTAAAGCAAATCAACCCACACTTTATGGAGGTTTGGAAAGCAGAAAAACCGTATAACATTCTGAAAGGCGGTCGGAATTCCTTCAAATCTTCGGTGATTGCCTTACTGCTGATCTCGTTATTGATCCCATACCTAATGCGTGGGAAAAAAGCAAATATCGTTGTTATTCGTAAGGTGAGCAACACGATCCGAGATTCTGTGTTCAATAAAATGCAATGGGCATTGAAGAAATTCTTCTTAAGAAAAAAATTCGATCATAATTATGCACCATTCAAACTCACACATAGAAAGACTGGCAGCACAATTTACTTCTATGGCCAAGATGACTTCCAAAAGCTTAAATCAAACGACATCGACGACATCATTGCCGTATGGTACGAGGAAGCAGCGGAGTTTAAAAGCGCGGAAGAGTTTGACCAGTCCAATACGACCTTTATGCGGCAGAAGCATGAAGATGCGGATTTCGTCCGGTTTTATTGGTCTTACAATCCGCCACGTAACCCTTATGAGTGGATCAATGAGTGGGTAGAGGAAAAAGAAACCGATCCGGATTACTTGGTCCATCATTCAAGCTATTTAGATGACACCTTGGGCTTTGTTACTGATCAGATGCTTAAGATGATCGATCGGATCAAAGAAAATGACTATGATTACTATCGTTATTTGTACCTTGGCGAACCAGTAGGCTTAGGCACTAATATTTATAATGCCGAGTTAATCAAACCGCTAAAGCAATTGCCTGAAAATGAGAGGTTGCGATACATTGCTTTTACGACTGATAGTGGGCACCAGGTATCTGCCACAACTATTTTATGTATTGGTTATACAGATAAAAAGAATGTAATACTGTTAGATACTTATTACTATTCACCTGCTGGCAAGACGAACAAGAAGGCGCCTAGCGAACTATCAGTTGATATGGACGCATTTGTTCGTAAGAATCAAAAGAAATGGAAAGTTCCGGTATATATGGAGCTTATTGACTCTGCTGAAGGGGCTTTACGTAATCAGTATCTGAGAGATTTTGATATTCGTCTGACTACTGTGAACAAAAAGAAAAAAGTGGACATGATCGATTATGTGCAGGATCTATTCGCCCAAGGGCGTTTTTTTTATCTGGATACAAAAGATAATGAAATTTTCTTTGATGAACACAAGAAGTACATGTGGGACGAGAGAACCATTGACGCTGATGATCCTAAAGTAGTTAAAAGTGATGACCACACCTGTGATGCATTTATGTATTTATGTATCACGATGGCCATAAGATGGAAACTGAAGGTATAAAGAAGGCGGTGGTATAAGTGAGTGTTTTCCAGTCGATTAAACGATTCTTTAGAAAGGGGGCAGCAGGTATGGGCGTAAAAAGAAGCTACCAAAGTATTTTGGATCACCCAAAGATTAAAATGGATCCTAAGGAGTATAGAAGGATTCAGGATAGTCTAGCAAGGTATAAGCAAGGGAGCGATTCAGAGCGATTTAAAAATAGTAACGGGAACTACCGAACACGAAACAAAAAACAATTGAACATGCTGAAGAAAGTATCGGCAGAATATGTCAAAGTCATGTTCAATGAACAAGTTGAAATTGTTGTCGGTGAATATAAAAAAGACAGCAATCAATTAGTTGACAAGACGAATAATGAATTTATCAAATCAATATTCAAACACAACGATTTCAAGAAAAATCTTGGGAAATATTTAGAACCTGCGATGGCTTTAGGTGGTTTGGTTGTTCGACCGTACTTTAATGATCGATCAGGACAAATTGAATTCTCCTGGGCGTTAGCTGATGCGTTCTTTCCTCTAGAAAGCAATACAAATAAAATTAGCGAATGCGCGATCCCCTTTCGAACAACAGTTGCCGAAAAGGATAAAATTCGATATTACACACTGCTAGAATTTCACGAATGGGTTTTAATCGAGGAAAAAGGAAAGCCGGATCGCTATGAGTACGCGGTTAAAAACGAACTCTATGAGAGCGAGAAAGTAAATGAATTAGGAATTCAAGTATCGCTTAACACATTGGATCAATATAAGGATTTAGATCCAGTTAATTGGGGAGAAAGCATAGAGCGACCACTATTCACGTACTTCAAACCAGCTGGATTTAATAATCTTGCGCCACAATCACCGTTGGGTTTAGGCATCTGCGACAACTGCAAAGACACGTTGGACGCCATCAATCTTGCGGAAAATGAATTTGACTTGGAGATACGCCGTGGACGTCGAAGAATAGCGGTCACTGATAGGTTTCTCAAGACCCGCTTTGATCAAGAAGATAGTGTACAATACTTTGATGAAGAAGAGGATCTCTATCAATTGCTCCCCGGTGAAGACGTCGAAAAGACGATGATCAAGGACTTGACTACGGATATTCGAACGAAACAGTACATTGAAACAATCAATCATCATTTACGGACGCTTGAGATGGAAACGGGTCTTTCGAATGGTACATTCACTTTCGATGGGGGGAGCATTCGATCTGGAAACAAAACAGCGACTGAGGTCGTTAGTGAGAACTCACAAACATATCAATCTAGAAATCTTCACATTAAAGAACTAGAGACCTTTATTAAAGATGTAATCATTTCGGTGTTTGAATTAGCAGCGACTTTAGACGATGAGAAGGGCGAACCTTTATTTTCCGGAGAGATTCCGACTCACGAGCAAATTGGTGTAAATTTTGATGATGGTGTCTTTATAAACAAAGAAGCAGAAGCCGTACATTATCGGGGGCTTTATAGTGAAGGGTTGATTCCTGGATGGATGGCTACACAAAAAATAATGGGTGTTCCAGAAGATAAGGCAAAGGAATTGTATATAGAAGCTCAGTTAGGTGTTGTCGATCGTACAACTAAGGACATGAGTGACACAGGTTTTGACGAATTCGAGGAGTGATTGAATGGCCATTACACCTAACCAGTTAGATATTGAGGCTTCTTACATTCAAGATGCTTATATGTCGATGGAAGATGAGATCATGAGGATGCTTGTCAAGCATTTGAAAATGCCAACTCGAATGCCTTTGAATGAGGACAATGCTTTTCATTGGAAAATTGAAAAGATGCATCAATTAAATTTATTGAA